GTCGTCTATGACCTGACCCGCAGCCGCAGCATTGTTGCGCATCGTCAGGAATTGCCCGGCCCCATTCTCCAAGAGCGGAATCATGCTTTCGGGGATGCCGAGCTTTTTGGCGATGTCGATCTTGTCGAGTTCCGTTCCGGCCCGGCTGATGAGGTCCGCCGCGATGACAAGCGCCTCATTGACGCCGATCACAGCGCCGTTTCGATCTTTCCACTTGATGTTGTTCGCGTCGAGAAGCTTGGTCAGGTCGTTCTCTTCGCGGCGGGCTTCGTTCAACGCCTTCGCGATTCCTATCGCGCCCTTGTTGACGTCCGCAGCCGACACGCCAACCTGTGCGCCGGCAAGCTGAATGGTCTGCAGATCGCGCAAGCTGATCGCGGCCTTCTTGGCCGTGCGCTCGATCTCCAAGAGTTCTTTGCCGACCGAGATTGACGCGCCGACAAGCGCGAGAAAGCCCAGCGAAGCCAGCCCCGCGACAAGGCTCGTCAGCCGCCCGACGGCCGCCCCCACGCGCGAATAGGACTGGACCATATTGTCATTCGCCGCGACCACCTGCCTCGCCGCATTGCTCGCCGTTGTCCCCATGCCCCGCGCAGCCGCCTCCGCACGCTTTGCAGCGCCCGGCATCTTGTCCAGTTCGCGATTGGCGCGCTCGACGTCCGTTGAACGGACTTCAAGACCAAGGACGGCCAGATCCATGTGCTTCACCTGTCCTTAGCGTTATTTCCGGCTGGCCTTCGCCTGCTCATCAAGAGCCGCGGAATCCATCGCCGTGATGATTTCGATCTCCCACGGCTCGGGCATGGCGCCGGTCAACCGGGACCAAGCTTCGATTTCAGAGTAGGAGACGGGATTGCGTGAGAAGCCGTTGGACCCGCAGCGCCCTATGAGCGCCCGCGCCCATTCCAGCAGATATTCAAAGCCCGGCGGCGGGTCCGGGTCTTCAATGTGCTGCCCGGCCTGCGTTAGATGCTGGCGGGCCGTGACGCCCTTTTCATCCGGCGTTCCGAGTCGGACGTGATGCCTGACGATTTCGCAAAGTTCGACCGTCAGGCTTTGATGAAAGACGCCTGATCTTCCGCCGCCTTGTCGATCTGCTCACGGATGAAAAACAGATCGGGATTGCCCAGAACGGTCAAGACGTTCTCAGGCGTGCATTCGAGCGGCTTGCCGTTGAGCGTGAATCCCGACCACGACACAACCGCAGCGGCGGTGATTTCCAGCGCCTTCTCTTCAATCTCTTCGACGGTGCCGATCTTCTTCGGGTTGCGCTTGCTTTCGCGGATCGCCGCATTCGCCATCTTGCGTTGAACGCGCTTGACCCGTTCCCCCTCGTATGAGGCGACCCGGACCTTTAGGCCGGTTCCCGCCCCGGTCTTCGGGTGCTTGATTTCGATCTCGACGCCTTCGTCAAACGACTTCGCGAGGCCGTCAAATTGGCTCAGGTCCATGTGATCCTCTTACGCGGGGACGCGTGTCACGACGATGTTGGAAGCGCTGCCAGACGAGTACAACGCCTGAAAGCTCATAGACACCACAAGCGAGGTGCCAACGCCGCGCTGGCGGGCCCCTGAAGTATACTTCAGCCTTGGAATGAGAATCGTGAGATCGCCGCCGGCGGGACCGTCCAGCGTCACCTCAAGAGAGCTTTCCGTCTCGTTCAGGAACTTGCTCAGAAGCGTTGCGCTTTCGAGCAGGAAGGTCGCCGTCCCGGTGATGACGTTCTGACCGAGCGTCATTTCCTTTGCGAGATCGGACGGGCCGACGACAAAGATCGGCTCCACATTGCGCGCGATGTTCAATTCAAGCGCGGTGAGGTTGGCGATGGCGCTGCCGCCCTCATTGATCGTGCCGGTAAAGCCGGAGAACGGCGGGTGAGAGGCTACGGCCGTAGGCGAGCCGAGAGAGGTTCCAGACCATGCCTGATTGCGGCCGATGATCCCGAAAGAGCCCGTCACCATCGCCTCGGGCTGAATGTTGAGGCTCATAGAATTGATCACGGCGCCCGTGGTCACCGCATACTGCGAAATGTCCGTGTGGCGCTCTTCCAGCGTGAAGAACCGCGCCGTGCGCCCGGCTTTCAGGACGTTGGTTGTCCACGTCCCGCCAAGGGCCGCCTCGAGCCATGCGTCGAAGGCGCCATACGAAAGCTCGAAGCCCAGATCGGCATTGACCCGGCGCATGCCGTGGCGCATGTCGGTAATCTGTCCATCGGAGCGGATTTCCTCCGAAACAAAGCCGGGCTTTTCGACGTTCGGGAAGCCGCCGGTGAAGCGCAAGAGCTTCATGGTCGGCGTGTCGGGCGTCGTGCCAAACGTCACCTCGGGAACAAAGGCGATGTCCCTTGCGAAGTCGCTGCCTGTGGGCATGGGTCAGGTTCCTTTCTTGACCGGCGCGGCCGGCTTGGTTTCAACTCGTTCGGCCTTGCCGGCGGCGATGAGCGCCGCGGCTTCCTTCTGATCGACGGTGAACGTCTCCCCCGGCTGCATGGGGCGGACGGAATCGCCCTCCATGCGCGGGAAGCGCCGGAGCGCCCGCAGTTCGGTCTTCGCCATGTTCGGGGATCCTATGAATTGGCCGCGTCGGCCTGATAGCGGATGCTGACCGGGACCATGTACGAGACGCCATCCACCAAGGCCGGGGCCACGGACGGCGGTTCGGGAATGCGGATTAGAAGGGATTCCCGCGTGAATTCCGTCCCGCGCTTGAAGTGGTCGATGATCTTGCCCGCGATTTCCTTGGGCGCTGTTTCGCCCACGCCAAGCGGCCACATCACATCAATCTGAAACAGGCCCTGATGCCGGTTGAAGCCCGTCGAGCCAAGGCTGATCTGCTGCGTGGTGTTCGGCAGATGCCGTGCCCGGAGATACTTGCCCGAGGCCGGAGGCGAAAACGAAATGTTCGGGTACGAGACCGGCAGCGCCGGCGTAAACGTCAGCGCCGCGAGCCGGGCCGCGAAGCCTTCGAGGATCTTCGTTTCGACATAAAGGGCCAATGTGGTAGCCTTTCGGAATGCCCGAACCGTTATCCGACGATGAAGTCGCGGACTTGCTTCACCGCCTCGTGTTCGATTTGCAGGACGTGACCGGGGCCACGACGCGGGGAGACACCGCGATCAAGGCGTCCCGCGCTGCGGTCCTGATGTTTCTCGCCGCGCTTATCCGCGCGCAGCAACCCGAGACTTCGCCGCCGCCACCGCCCGAGTGACATGCGCCGGCCATGCCTGGGCCGCCAGCCTGACCATTCCGGCGCCCGGCCTGCCCCGCGCCCCATATTCGACGTGCGCCGCGTAGTTCGCGACGAAGGTTCCAAAGATCGACTGCCCCGGCTTCATGCCCGAGATCGCCAGCGAATAGGGCTGGGCCGTGTAGCCGTCGCCTTGCTTGCCGCGCATCGGCAGCGGCGCGTTGGTCGTCACCGTGAACGAGGCTCGCAAGTAGCCAGTTCGGACCGGAGTTCGCTGGATCACATCTTCGACCACGGCTTGCGCGGCCGTCTTGACCACCGCGTCCATGCGCTGTTGCGTTTCGCGAACCCATGAATCGACCGAGGCCGAGAACGATTGCTGCGGCATCGGCTCACCTCAGATTTGCAAGGAAGTCGATTCTCAGCAGTTGCGTGCAACGGCAGTTAATCACTTCCTCGGGCGGCCCGTTCGGATCGCCGGGGTATTGCAGGCCATTCGAGAAGGGCTGATCAATGCCCATACTCTCGCCATCAAGCGCGGCGTGCGTGTCGCGGGTCCGCTTGTCCTTCGTCGCGACCCAGACCTTGCGCACGTCCTGCCGGCTGACCGCGCCGGAGTCGATCGCCTGCCGCATGCTCTCGAATTGCGAGGCATGAAGCGACACCATCGCCTCGGTTCGGGCGATTGTTTCGCCGCGCAGCTGCAGCAGCGAGTCCGCGTACCGCCCCACGATCCGGTTGATCGTCTCAGCGTCCAGGGGCTTGCCGTCCCTGATCGCCTTCAGAATGGTCCGGTCGAAGCGCTTGTCGCGTCGCGTGCGCCCCAGGAACGCCCGTAGCTGGCTTGCTTCGCCCGAGGCCAGTTCGGCCCGCGCATTGGCGACGAACCGCTCCTGCGCCGATGTGAGGCCAAGGATGCCGCCTTCTCTGCGTCCGGTTACACGTGAAACACGCCCGATCACGTCAAGGCCGACGCTCCGGGGATTGCGCCCCGCCGCCATGCCTTCGGTGAGCGCTGCCCTGACAGCAATGCGCTGATCGTCCACAATCCGCGTGATCGCCTGGCTCGAATGGTTTGTGAGCCAGCTTTCCGCCCGCGGATTCCTTGCATCGAACCGGATCACAAGCCGCGCGCCGGTCGGATCGCGTAGCGTCGGCAAGCCCGAGGTCGTCGCGGATCCGCCCGAAATGTAAGCCTGCCTGATCGCCTCATCCAAGCCCCGGAAGGCTACAGGGTCGATGTGCATGGCGCGAATGGCGCCTTCGACGTCTCCGCGTTCAAGCAGCGCCGCAATGCGCCCGATTTCGGCTTGAGATTTGATATCTTCTATCGCCTCAAGGAAGGCCCTTTGCAGGGACGGTTCAAAGGATGCGATCAGTTCGCGCAGCCGGGCCGCGCTGTTGGGCGTGCGTGCCATCAGATCGCCAGCATCAGTTCATAGGCCACCGCCACGCCAGCCGGCGCAATGGTGCGGACGGTTTCAATCTCCTGCCATGCGTGCGAGGCGTCGGTCGCGGTGTCCACAAATGCCAGAGATTGCCCCAGAATGATCTTGTCGTTGTCGGTCGGAACCACGCCCGCCGCGCCGGAAATGATCGCCATGCGCTTGGTCGATGCGATCAGCGTGCCGTTTATGTCGCGCTGCTCAACGTCGGTCACGATAGCCTTCACGGCGAAATACGTCGGGTTTCCGACTGTTGGATTCCATGCGTCGCCTGTGACCGCACCGTCC